ATCTTTTAAAGCAGCAGAAACACCACCAAGCAAGCCACTTCTTAATATGGCTTCTTCATCGCCACCAGTAACAGCGGTTGCAGCAACATTGCCAGCAGCTTTACCAAGAATCTCACTACCTGTTGTTTGAGTAACTACATCTCCAACAGAGGAAGCAACACTTCCACCAACATATGAAGTTAACCCACCAACAACAGCAGATTCAAGAACATCACTAACATCACCACCCATGATGGCTGTTGTGCCGCCAGCAATAATTCCACTTCCAATGGCTGTAGCAGCTAATGTGCTAACTGTTCCTAATCCAATAGCTGTAGCCGCAGCCGCACCTACTGCTGTTGCTGCACCTGTAAAAGCTGCTACTACTGCGACTGCTGGCATTTAAAACTCCAAAATGTAAACATTAACATCTTTGCCATCTACAACAGCTTTTTTCTGTTTTATAGGCAATCCAGTTAATTTGGCTATTCTTGAAAACTTATTGTCTTCGCTATATGTATAAGCAACTTTTGTCTTAATGTTCTTTAAATAATTTGTTAAATCTACAAAGTCTTTAACCAAGTCTATTGGGTTTGCTTCAGTTCCAATTGTATGAATCTCAACAACACCCTTTCCTCGGACAAGAACTAAAAAAAGAACATTACCAAGGTGAACTAATTTTGCGCCTTTTTCTTGCACAAGTGTAGCTAACTTAGACAAAGCCTTATCAGCTTTTTCTTGTGAACCTAGTTCTTTAAGAAAATAATCATTGGCAATTTGTGCAACAACTTGTTGCTCTTGTGCATCTATGGTCATCCTCTTATCTCCACATTAGATGTAATGCCAGCACCAATCTTCATTGCCTTCAGTTGTGCTTCTGCTTCAAACTCTTGTTGCTTCATAGCAAAGTAAGCCTGTTGTTTCTCACGCTCTAGTTGCAACTTAGCAGCTTCCTTCTCACGCATCATCTGCATTTCAAGAACAGCCTTCTGTTGTGCCATTTCCATGTCAATCTGTTGTTGCTGTTGCTTCAACTGAATGTCGGCTTGTGCTTTAGCTTGGTTAGCTTGTATCTCAGCTTGAGTCCTAGCCATGATTGCTTGAACTTCTGGAGGCATCTGTTGCTCTTGTGGAGGAGGATTAGAAAGCATCTGGTCTTGCTCTGGCGTAATCGCTTTGTAGAACTCAGCACTATCCTTAAAGCCAGCAATCTCAACCATGCGCCCCAATGTGCCACGATATTGAGCAGGTGAAACGTAAGGATTAGCAGGGCCATACTGAGCAATCAACTGCTCTTGTTTAGCAAGAACCATTGACAACATAGCCATCTGCTCTTGACGATTCCCTGCACCCAGACCTACGTTAATAGAAACATCGTATTGGTTAGCCCATGTTCTAGGGTCAAACTCTACGAACTCACCACGCATACGCACCATACGAGCCTTGTCCTGATACTTACAGAGCAAGTGCAAGATGCCTTGGAACAAAGACTTAACGCCTGTCTCAGCAAAGATTCGAGCCATTAGTTCAATCTTACCTGCGCCAGCTTGTTGCATCGATGCTACCGCAGCAGCTGTCACGTTCTGCAAAATAGCAGGGTCTAAGCCCTGTGAAGCATCAGATACACCAGTACGCTTAGACTGTACTGTGTCCAGATACTGAAGCATTGGGAAAGCCTGATTAGCCACGTTCTGCACAACTAACTGTTGAACAGCACCTTGTGACTTGGCACGAATAACACCACCAGCAGTAGAAGTCAGCAAGTCATCAAGGTTTACTTGACCTTCCACCGCAACCACACGAGCATTGTTTGTCAGATATAAGTTATCCAACATCTGACGAGTGATAGTGGTTTTGATTAACTGTAGGTCAACTGTTCTGTCAGCCAACGAGTTACCAAAGAACTTGTGTGGAATTGGGATGGGACAGATTGAGTGGAAAGGAACATAGTCCACTTCCTCAACCATTTCCTTACCATCCTCATCTTGCAGAATCTCATTAGAAGCGTAGAAGACTTGAGTCAGAGCAGCAATGCCCTTTCCGTTCATATCAGTTTTGACATAACACTCAAAGACCTCAATCTCTTGCATTGAGGGGTCATCAGTCTGAGTTTGGTAAGGTTGCTCACCTGCTGCGTAACGAGCCACACGCTCTGGTGTGTACGCCAAAGCATCACCCATCTGCAAGCCTTCGATTTGCTTCTTGTTGAAACCCATAGCAACCAAGTCACTACGAGTCAACATTTGACGATGTGCTACGAAAGGTGAATCAGCAATAGTTCTAGCCTTCTTGCTAATCAAGAACTCCTCTGGGGGAACATTCTCAATCGTTACTTTGCCTGACTTTTTCTTTTGTTGCACTACAACATTGTGTGTAGCACTCATCACAGGCATACCCATAGGGTCAACAACTGGTTGTCCCATTGGGTCAATGATTGGAAGTTCTGTCGTATCTTGTTCGACAATCTCCATAGTCTCATCACTCATCAGCATTGCTAACTCGTCATCAGACAAGTCAAAGTAACGCTCTTTGGTAATGTCTTCTTTGTTTTCCCAATACGCTTTAACGATGCCGTTCTTCTGCATCAAGGCATCTTTGAACCAATCATGCAGAATAGCTACACCAGCGTTATCACGATTGAAAACCCAATTGCAGTAATCAGTAGCTTGCTTGGCAGAGGCTTCATCCCTTGGGCCTTGTGGCTCAAAGACTACGATATTGTCTGAGCCTGTAAAGATACGAACTAAGCTAGGTAGCGCACCATCTATCGCTTCTGCCACTTCTCCAGTAACGATTTGAGACTTACCCTCAACTTCATTACCATATGGCTGTCGTAGATAAGCCTCCAGAGCCTGTTTGCGCTGTTCAACAGTTTCGCTTTCAATAAATCCAATTGCATCATCAATCTCTGATTGGATTATCGACATTAACTCGTTCTGTACCATGCTTGTCCTTTGGAGGGCGACCCATTCGGGGTTTATCCAATTGTAACTCTTTTACCATATTTTCAAGCATTTCGAGACGCTTTTCAAGTTCTTTTACTTTAGGTGATAAATTTACACCTTGCATAGTTACATACATCAGACAATCCATTTCGGTAGTTTGTTAATAGGCTTATCCCACGTTGAATGTCCTTCATCCAATCCAAGGGCTAAGTAACGGAACGAATCAGAGCCATGACTTGACCAATCGTGTAGTGGTCTTTCATAGAATATCTTACGCTTCTCATCGTAATCTCTGCGGTAGTTTCTCAGGCAGTTCAGCCCTATCTGCACCTGTGGAACATTAAACCAGCACCTTGGCAATAGTCGCCTTACAGCTTGGATGCCATCATCTAGTCCCATTCTGGGACTAATCTTGACTTCTAAGCCAGCTTCTTCAAGCATTTCCATTCGGCTCTTACCTGTCCCAAGTTCCCTGACCCTAACGTCATGGGGCAGAATATGCTCTGCTTTGAGATAGTCGTTGTCCTTAATCCACTTAACGTAGTGGTCTAAACCTACGCCATGATTCTCGTAATAGTCAATCAGACGCACCTCAGTACCCACTAATTGAGCCACCCAGATAGACGTAGAGTCACCCATTCCCAAGTCCCAAGCAGTAAATGTTCTACTTAGTTCCTCTCTGGGAATCTCTTGCATATGCTTCTTTTGCTCTATCTCTTGAAGTAGTGTTCCATAATATGAACCCTCAACGCTTGCATCGAATGAGCACTCAAATTCCTGCAAATACTTGTCTTGCCCCATCTCATTTTTAGCAGCCTTCAGTTCTACCTCATCTACCACCCCTGTCTCTGAGGCTTTGAACTCTAGCAAACCCCATCCTTCTTCTTTCTCAGCCCTGTCTCGCAGTTCTTTAAAGTGGTTATGGCCCTTTGGTGTACCAATGAATAAGCACCAGCCTTTTCTGTCTGTCAGGGCAGGTCTAACAATGTCTGTCCATATCTTAGGATTCTGGTCACCCACCTCATCAATGATTACCCCATCAAAGTATTGACCTCGCAGGGAATCAGGATTGTCTGAGCCATATAGCTGAATACGCCTACCCCAGAAGTCAACTCGTAACTCTGAGATGTTGTTAGTACCGCCTAGCGGTGTAGTGTATTTAACGAGATAGTCCCAAGCTACACGCTTTGCTTGTCCATAGGTAGGCGCAATGTAAGCGTATCTGGGTGTTTCTTTCTCGTTTAGCACCGCCTCACGGATTAAGTGGTTAAGTGCTGCAACAGTCTTACCAAACCTTCGATGTGCAACTACTACTGCAAAGCGTTTGCCTTCCAGTAACTCGTGAACCTTTAGTTGATGTTCCCTTGGCTTATAGGGAATTTCGATTACTTCGCCCATGTAACGCTAATCTCAATGGGTTTGTTGTCGCTACCTGTTAACTCTGTTCTTGCAAGTTTAGGTGTAGCGTATTCAGCCAACTTAGCCAACATATCTAATGCTTTGTAAGGGTCTGGGCGAATCTCTTTAAGTTCATCACCCTCCGCAACCAATGTAAGCCACTTAGAGACATTATCAGCGTTATCCTCTAGTAGACACTTAACTGTCTCTCTGAACTCGCTAGTGACCCGATTAACCGCCCCTTTAGGTCTTCCCTTACCTCGATTGGTTAGGTTTTCGGATTTTCCCGCCTCTAATTTATTCATTTTGTTTGACTCCTCTAGGGTTGGTCAAGTTAGTATCTACTCACAACGAGTAGAGTTAGTATATCACTTGCCTTTTTTCTTCATTACTTTTTTAGCAGAACTAAGAGCAAT